CTCCTCACAACTTGTGTCTGTTCGCAGTGTTCTTTAACATTGCCTGGGCATCGCTGCGCCCAAGGGATTGCCTGAAAACAGTTCTTTGGCGCAGCGTTTTTTTTAACAGAATGAGTATGAAATGCCGCAAGCTGCACTGCCAAAATTGACGATTAAACAAGAGAAGTTTTGTCGGTCATTTGTCGGGGCTGCCGAGGGCAATGCGTCCGAGGCTTATAGATTGGCGTACAATGCCAAGAAAATGCTCCCGGCAACCGTAAACCGGAAAGCAAAAGAGTTAATGGATAACGGCAAGATATCGGCAAGGATAGAAACTATAAAAGCGGAATACGCTGCCCAGGAAAGCATAACAGTCGAGGAAATTACCGGCGCACTGCGCCGCGCGGCAGAGGGCGCGGCGGCTGCTGGGCAGTGGTCGGCGGCGTCACAAGCCGCGCTGGGCCTAGCCAAATTGGGTGGACTTCTGGTCGAAAAACGGCAGGTTTCCGTGGACGATGCCCGCCAGCACCTCGATGCCGTGGCTGAGTTGGCATCGACTCCGAAGTCGGTGGTTCACCTGGCGGCAGTGCAAACAGAACGCAAACGGAGCGCCTAACCCATTGATTTCATTGGCTCACCGTCAGGTTGTCAGCCTGACGATGGGAAAAAACGGCAGGAATCCAGGGTTTTGACCCCCCCCCTCAAAATCGCGGGGCCGGCGGTTTTTATTTGTATACCCCCCTCACGAATCTGAGACGTGCAAATGGACGAAATTTTAAAAAATATATATTCTAAATACCCTGCATTATCAGAACACCCATTTAAGGTAATGGATAGCCGAAACATTGGGTTGCTTAACCCCAGAAACACCGGAGGTGGGAGCTTAGAATTTTACTCACCCGATGAACGACACAACCCAAACCCCGGCTACCCGACAGTCGAAGTCTTTGACCCTTCGTTAAAAAACGAGTGGCTGGAAAGGGCTGTTTTTGGCGACATGTTGCATTATTTGCCGAGTGTCGATGATACATTTTCCGATCTTAGAAAAGACTTTGCTGGCACTATTACGGACGAACAAAAACAGATAGACCAAAATGCTTATAGCAGGGCGCAACAGAGACATGGTGAGGCGCGGCCTTATAATGATTGGTTTGAGCGTTCCCGTTTAGATGCTTACCTAAGAGGGTATTTGGCACCAGATGAAAGAAATGAGTGGTCTGGGTCGTACACTCCAGAACAACTTTCTATTCTTAAAGAAATAGAATCTCTCATATCTCAGCCAACGTCCGGTCTACTACAGTAATGCCGGACAAGAAAAATATTTGGGCGGATTTTTTAACCCGCTATAAGGATGACCCAGCGGGTTTTTCGGAACATGTCATCAAAATGCCACCACTGGATTGGCAGCGCGACGTTATGGATGCAGTCGCCAGCGGTGAAAGACGTTGCAGCGTCAGAAGCGGTCACGGCGTCGGCAAATCCTCCTGCGCCGCCGCGATTATTTTGTGGTATTTGCTAACAAAATATCCATGCAAAATCGTCGTAACCGCACCCACGGCGTCCCAACTTTATGACGCATTATTTGCCGAAGTAAAACGACGGCTCAAGGAGATGCCACCCGCCATCAGCAAATTGCTAGACGCCACCAGCGACCGTATCGTACTCAAAAGCAGCCCGACCGAAGCCTTTTGCAGCGCCAGAACCAGCAGCAAGGAACGCCAGGAAGCAATGGCGGGGGTTCATAGTGAAAACGTCCTGCTGATTGCAGACGAAGCCAGCGGCATACCTGAAGAGGTATTCGAGAGTGCAGCGGGCAGCATGTCGGGACACAACTCGACGACTCTACTTTTAGGCAATCCGATTCGCACAAGCGGTTTTTTTTACCGCACCCACACCGACCTTGCCGACGATTGGTGGACTCGAAAAGTTTCTTGCGAAGACAGCCCGCTGGTCAGCCCTGATTTTATCAAAGATATGGCGGCAAGATACGGCAGCGAATCCAATGCGTTCCGCGTCCGTGTTCTGGGCGAGTTTCCTGAAGCGGACGACGACACATATATTCCGCTATTTTTGATTGAACAGGCGGCAATCCGCGACATCGAGGAAAGTCCATCCGCCGCAGTTGTTTGGGGGCTGGATTGCGCCAGACACGGCAGCGACCGTTCCGCTCTTGCCAAGCGCAAAGGTGCGGCGCTGGTTGAGATTAGGACTTGGCAGAACAAATCGACAATGGAACTGGCGGGCATTGTTGTCGATGAATTTGAGAACACGCCGATTATTGATAGGCCGCAAGAAATCTGTGTGGATTCAATCGGCATCGGCGCGGGCGTTTATGATCGATTATTTGAACTTGATCTGCCCGCCCGCAGTGTCAACGTCGCCGAAAGCGCGTCGATGACGCAAAAATACATGCGTCTCAGAGATGAACTCTGGGGCAAAACGCGAGAGTGGTTTGAGTCGAGAGAGTGCGTCATTATCGGTGACCCTGTTTTGATCTCAGAATTGGCTGCTCCCCGATTCGCATTCACGTCATCAGGCAAAATTAAAATTGAAAGCAAGGACGAGATGCGTAAGCGTGGGATCAAGTCACCCGACATGGCGGACGCGCTATGTCTCACATTCGCCAGCAACGCCGTCATCGGCGTCCACGGCAACAAATACGGCTGGAAAACAGCCATCACACCAGACACGAGTTATGTGATATAATGGCAGTCTTGAATTACAACCCACTGTTGAATATCGGCGATCCGGTCACTGCGGCATTGTTGGCGCAGGCCGAGGGCGCAGTTGTTAGTCCCTTTTCCAACCAGTTGACCACCACTGGCCTGGTTCCGATGTCGGACATACCCGCGCAGCCGACCGCTCCAGTTGTTAAAACTCCCGCAGCAGAGCCGCTCTTGCCCCCTGCCGCGCCCTCCTCGCAGCAAGGTGTGTCGTCTTCTGAGTCCCCCGCCACATCCGGCGACTACGAGGCAGAACCGTTGGACGTGGCCGGATTCCGTTCCGGCTGGGACCCCAACAACATGCCCCACGGGTTCTCACCGTTTAGCGAATTTTCGCCGTCGAAGTACAGACCTGGTACGCCGGAAGAAATTGCCGAGCAATACGCCACTTCAATTTTGGGCGCACAGCCGAAAGGCGCGGCGATTGGCGACATTTTCAGCCAACCGTTTTCAAGGACGTTGGGTCAACATTTCGAGCGGCAGGAAAGTATTCCCAGTTTTTTATTGGGCGCTGTCCCAGGCGGCGGTTTCGTCGCCAGCGGTCTGCTGGGTGCTATTTCCGATGCCAACATGAATCAGTTGGCGAATGATTATGCCAAGTCGCAGATGGGCATTCCTGGCTACAGCGTAGGGATGTACGGCGGCCACCCGTTTTCAATTTCCCCCGGCCTATTCGGCAGCCGCGCTCTCTCCGGTACTTTGCCACCGGGAATCACCGTCAGTGACATCGAGCGCATGGGTCAGTTGGCCCAAGGTATCAATCCGTATGGCGGCGGCGGCGGCGGCCTCAACTTCCTGGGCGGCAGCATGCGTGGCACCGGCATCGGCGGTTACACGCAGAGCGGCAACTACGTTGACGAGCATGGCAACATCTCGGCGATGGGTACATGGTCGGCGATGGAAGACCTTGCTGAAGCATGGGGTGTTACAGTCAATGACGCACAGGATGCACTAGCATCAGCGAGAAGCGGTGAGTCGAATCTGGAGTCGGCTCTTTCGGACGCACCCGTGGCCGCTCCTCAACCTTTACCAGCCGCTCCCCAGGTTTCTGAAGACGGCTCTGTTGGAGGTTCTTTAGATGGCTCTGAAGACTGGGGCGGTGCTTATGATAGCGGTGCTGACGGTTACTTATAGAATTGACGGTGGGGACTCCAGCAACAGTGCGGGTGACTCACAAGGCGGTGAAAGTGGCATCGGTTCTGGTTCATTCGATGATGGTGGTCAGGATGCTAGTGGTTATGGCGGTTTCGGATTTTAATTTAAAGATTGGTAATCACTGATGTCTGGACTGCTTGATCTGTTTGATCCCAACGTGCGACGTTTGGGACTGCTGCCGTATCCACAAGGGTCTTTGTCGGGGCAGAAAGGTCCGGTCGAGTGGAGTAATTGGGTTGCGCCTCAATTAGCTGTGGACATGGCAAAGGCGATAGACCTGCCGGGGCGAGCTTGGCGCGGCGAACAAATAAGCCCAGACGATGTGACAAAGATGGCAATGGACACGATGGGCGGCAGTGGTCTGTTAAGCCGCGCAATCCCAACCGGCGACGTGGGCGGCTTGTTGGGTATTAATATATTTCACGGTGGTCCCCACAGATGGTCACCAGAGCCAGGGTTCCCAGAGGGCCGTCCACGTCTAGACAAGATGGGAACCGGCGAGGGCGTACAGGCATATGGGCATGGGTTCTATGGTGCGGAAGCGCCGGGGGTGGGGACTGACTACAAGGTGCGTTTAGCAGATCGAACAGGCAATCAAACGCTTGAGGATAACACAAAAATCCCTAGTTGGGTTGCCAACAAAGTAAACGCAGGGCAAGCCGACGAAGTGCGTCAGGATTTTTTAGGTAGGATTGCAGAAGCGGAGCGCAAAGTTGCCGCTAAAGAGGGTCAGTATTGGCTTGAAGAATCAAAAATAAAAGGTCTGCAAGAAGTTGTTTCGGCTATTGATAAAATGCGAGGCGGTCAAACAGCGTCGGGCGGCACTCTCTACAAGCTCGACATCCCCGACGCCGACGCCGCCAAATTTTTAGATTATGACGCGCCGTTAAGTCAGCAACCTAAAGAAATTCGTGACAAATTTTCGGAAGCAATGTTAGGCGATTTACAAGACCCGCTGTTAAAAGAATTATTTTCAGGCGGTAATGTTCCAAATGAATATTTAGGTTTACTTCCAAAAAGCACTGGCGCACAGGCTTATCGAACTCTTGCAGATAAATTAGGTTCCGAAGAGGCCGCATCCGAAGCTCTCCGCAAAGCTGGCATCCCCGGTCTCAAGTATAGAGATCAGATGAGTCGATATGATCCAGACATATTGCCCGACAATATGATTGCTAACGAGGCGCGTAAGTGGTTAGGCCAATCTGACGGTGACTCTGAGAAAGCTATGAAGTTATTTAAGGATTCTAATCCAAGGGAGCTTTATGCTGATAGAGAGATTAACGAAATAGAAAAAGTTATTAGCACCGTTGGTCGGAAAATTACCCGCAATTACGTCACCTGGGATCAAGATGTCCTAGACCGCGCCAAAATTTTAGAACGCGACGGTAAGCCAACAGGCTTGTTGGGGAACTAATATGGCGGGCTTGCTTGATAATTACCTTGCCAATTCAATAGCAGCATTACGCCGTGCGCCCAGTGGCTTACTGGGTGCGGTTACACGACATTCCCCCGATAGGATAGCGCGGGGGCTGCTGGGGCCAGCGTATGATCCTGCTGTGGCGATTCCGAATTATTTAGGTCCGGGCGCTGATGTCAAAATGATGGTTGAGGACGCGACTCAAGTTATCCCGGCGGTTAGGCGTGGAGATTACGCCGACGCTTTAAGCAGTCTGGGCATGGCCGGTGCCGCAATTCCGTTTATGGCAGTGCCTGGGACAGTGAAGACTTGGGATTGGACTAGTATTCGTCCTTGGCACAAGGGTCCAAAATTTACTGCTGAACAAGCTGAAGATATTATAAATTCTCGGAATAAGACTAGGCGAAACTGGGGGGCTGAAAGAAAGCAGTTCTGGAAAGATAATATAGACGATTACAAGACTTTAGTCCGTGTTAGGGGTGAGGCTAATCCACAGAAACGTGAATCCGCTTTACGACTTAAGCAGCTTGACGCCGTGCGCCACAATCTTGAAAAATGGGATCACCATCAAAGTGACCCGCTATTAAAGGCTGCACGGGTTCGCTCATTTCGTGCCGAGGCGCGGAGAAAAGCATCCCCGATATTAGAAATAGATAAAAGTGGTCTGTGGAACAAGTCATTTAAAAATGAAATAGCGCGTGAAGCTGAACATCAATTTGGTTGGAGGGATTTTCTTTCTGTCGTGAACCGCGCCAATATGGAAGCGGTGCCGCGTCAACTGAAAAAAGAGGGCTGGAAAATGCGTCATGCATCGAAGGCCAAATCAGGAAAAAAATCCAGCCGTTATTTGGTTTCGCCGGATGGTGAATTTGAGGTTCGGCTATCTGATCATTATCTGCCTGATAAGCCGGAACGGGCTTACAACCAGGCTCAATTTGGGACGCGCTGGGATGACGAAATCGTTCTAAGCGGGAATGAAAACCCGCAGGATGTTATCGACCAGATTAAAGAATTATGGAAAGAGTGGCTGGATTAGACCGGCTCCACCAAAATTAACAAGATGGTAAAAATGAACGATTCTGATTTTCACTCACTTGTTCGCAATGAGATCGAACAAGCGGTAAATTTTCACGACAGTGAATATGCCGCAGACCGCATTGAGGCGTTGGATTATTATTTGGGCAATCCGTTGGGCAACGAGATCGACGGGCGTTCAAAGCTGGTGCAAACAGAAGTCAGCGACGTAATTGAATCGATCAAGCCGTCGCTGCTGAAAATATTCACGGCGACGGATGACTTTGTCAAATTTGAGCCGCGTGGGCCGGAGGATGTAGAGGCCGCAAAACAGGCGACTGAATATGTCAACTATATTCTGAACGCCGACAATGAGGGTTTCACGATTCTGGCGAACTGGTTTACCGATGCCCTGCTTTTCAAAATGGGCGTGGTCAAACACGTCTTCGATGAGAGCAAGGCGGTTGCCGAAGATGTTTATGAAGGTTTGACCGGAGATGAACTGACGCTGCTGTTGTCCGATGATGAAGTCGATGTTGTCGAACAAGAGGAAGTTGAATATGGCGAAGAAGTTATCTCGCAGGACGGCTCGATTACGCCGCCGCCAATTGTCTACAACGTCCGCGTCCGCAAAACTCATCGAGACGGTCGAATCAGAATCGAAAACGTCCCGCCGGAAGAATTTCTCTTCAACCAAAAAGCCAAAAGTCTAGATGATTGTCGGTTTGTTGCACACCGCACAACGATGACGGTCAGCGATCTGGTTTCTCTGGGCTATGACCGAAATGTTGTTGAAAGCCATGTCGGCGCGTCTGAACTCGACATGCTCAACGAAAAGCAACAGCGTTTTGAGACTTTGGAGAGCAGCGCTGAGAATACAACCAGTGATATTAGTCAGCGTGATGTGCTGGTAACCGAGGCTTACATCAAAGCCGATTATGATGATGACGGCATATCCGAAATCCGCCGCGTTGTCGCTTTAGGCTCAAGCTACGAGGTCGTTGATAACGAGCCGTACCACATGATGCCGTTTTCTGTGATCTCTCCGATCCTGATGCCGCACCGCATGGTCGGGCGATCCATCGCCGAAATGTTGATTGATCTGCAACAGTCGAAAACTGCAATTGTCCGG